GTTGCAACTACTGCAACCCTGCCTCTGCAAGTTATGGGAGTTACTGCGTCCCCTGATAATGACGTTACTTCCACCTCGCGTCCTGCAGAAATCTTGGTGCGTGTTAATACACATGCATTTAATGCTGCTGGTCTTGCTGGCGTCTAAGGAGTAATATATGTCTGTTATCAATAGTTCTAGTTTTGCAAAAGCCCTCTGGCCGGGCGTTAATGCTTGGTACGGTAAGGCGTACAGCGAATATCCGGTTGAATACACGAAACTGTTTGAGACTTTCAAATCGACTCGTGCGTTTGAAGAGGATGTGGGTGTGTCGAGCTTTGGCCTTGCGGTTGTGAAACCGGAAGGTTCTCCGATTAGTTATGATTCGGAGCGTCAAGCTTTCATCACGCGCTACTCGCATGTCGTGTATGCGTTGGGTTTCATGATTACTCGTGAAGCAATGGATGATGACCAGTATGACATCGTTGGTCAGCGTAAGGCTCAGGGCCTGGCTTTCTCGATGCGTCAGACTAAGGAAATTGTTGCTGCTAACGTGTACAATCGTGCTTTCAATAGTGCGTACACTGGTGGTGATGGTAAGGAACTGCTGTCGGATGTGCATCCGTTGTTTGCTGGTGGCACGTTTGCCAACGAACTGGCTACGGCCGCTGACTTGTCGGAAGCTGCTCTTGAGCAGGCTCATATTGACATTGCTGGCTTTACAAATGACCGTGGTTTGCTGATTTCGGTTCGTCCGAAGACGCTGATCATCCCTCGTCAACTGATGTTTGAAGCTAAGCGTATCCTGTCTCCGGACGGTCGTCCTGGCACCGACACGAATGACGTGAATGCTATGAAGGCAATGGGCCTGGTTCCTGAAGTTGTGGTTAACCATTACCTGGTTGACACCGATGCATGGTTCCTGCGTACTGACGTGCCGCATGGTATGAAGCATTTTGAACGTCGTGCTGACTCGTTCGACATGGATAATGATTTTGACACTGAGAATGCTAAGTTCAAAGCGTCTGCTCGTTATTCGTTTGGCTGGACTGATCCGCGTGGTCTGTTTGGTTCTCCTGGCGCTTAATTAACCGAGGGCGGGGCAACTCGCCTTCTCTTTGGAGAAATTATGGCGTATACAAACCCAAATCTTTCGTACCCTAAACCACGTAATGTGCTCACGAAGATTGTCTCAATTGCCCGTACGGATAGCAGCACAGCTAAATGTGTTCTTCCAAAAGGTGCTGTTGTGATGAGCATTCGTTGTTTACAAACCTCAGCGGCAGTTACTAACCCTGCTACATGGACACTTGGTTGGACGGGTACAACAACGGCACTTTTAAACGCGTTTAGTGCAGGTACTACTTCGGTTGGACACGCTCTTCCCGGCGTTGCAATTGGTGCTAGTGTCATGACAGTGCTTGATAGTGATAAACAAGTTATTGCTACATTTGGTGGAACTTCAGCTTCTGGTGGTGTTGGATACGTCTTTATTGACTATTTCCAACCTGGTCCGGGTGAGGGAGTTGATGACTAATAGCATCTAAAGATGCCGATGGGGTGTAATGCCCCTCCTTATTTAAACTCCCTGTAAGCGTAAGCCAATTTTAAAGGAATTATTATGGGACAACATGTTACAATGCACGGTAAAACCGTAGAAGATTTTAATGGTCAAAGTGGGAAATGGGTCCCAATTGCTACTAATGGCGTTGGTCAACTGAGTATGCAGCTTTTGTCTGGGGAACTACAACAATTTAATCGTCAAGCTGGCGGTCCTATTGTTAAACATACAGCCGTGTTGTCTGCCGATGCGGCGGTCATTTCGACCCCTGTTATTTTTTATGGGGTAAAAGTAGTTACTGCTGGTACAAACATTACAGTGTATGATAACACTGCTGCTTCTGGTACGGCAGTAATTACTGCTGAAGCAACAGCAACGGCGGGCGCTATGATTTATCCAGCAGGACCTGGTGTGGGTGTTTTAATGAACAATGGTATTTATCTTGATTTAACATTAGGTACATATATTGTGTACTATGTTGATGCAGCATAACAATGGCAAACTATTATTTTGATGGTAATTCACCAACCAATGGTGTAGGAACATTTTTAGACCCATTTAATGTTATTGATGGCGCCACAACAGGTGGTACAGCCGGAGATAGGTTTTTATTTAAAACAGGTACTATAGTTAAGGTAACAGCGTCGGCAAGAACATTTTCTAGAGGTAATGTCAATGCTCAGATTTATTTTGGTAAATACGACGCAAATGGAACTATTGGCCCTTCAGCAATAGGGTCAAACCCTATTTTAGATAATCCTGATTCTGTGGGAACAATGATTCTTAATGCAGCAGGCAGGCAATACTGGACAATTGAAGATATTTGGTTTAGGAACACTGGGTCAAGTATTACAAACTGCATCTATATGGCAGTACAAGGTACAACTCCTTTACCCGGCGCAGGAACGATTATTGGTATTATTATTAGGCGCTGTTGGTTTTCAGGAAGTAAAGGTGTGGGTTTAAATTGTGCATATGAGTCAACAAGTCAAGTAGAATCTCAAAAAATTATTATTGAAGATTGCCATTTCTTTAATAATGGTGGGCACGGGTTGTATATGTCTGGTGTAGGCCACGAAATACGCCGCTGTTACGCGTATAACAATGGGGCACTTGTTACTCCGGGTGGCTCGCATGGTATCTCTTTGCAAGCAGGTATGCTCTCAACATATGCTTTTAATAGTGGGTGGACAAATACGGCTGGAACAATTTATAGTCGTACTTTAACTGCTACAGAACAAGCAACCACTACTTCTTTATTTCCTGGGGCACCTTATAATTTACGGGGGAGTTCCGTAGCTGGATATTCAGGTATTAATTTAATTCGTAATGATGCTGCAGGAGTATCTCCTGGTACTCTTGAATATAGTGTAGTAGGAACCACATTATATGTAAATTTGGGGGTTGCGTTTACATCTGGAAGTGTTATATTTGCAAATAGACCAACAATTAATTGTATTTTAGAAGATAATGTATGTTACAATAATATTAATTTAATTACAAATACTTTTGTTGAAGGTCATGGACTTGCTTTAGACGATTTTGCATCAAACTGTACTGTGCGGCGTAATCGTCTATACAATAATATGGGTGTTGGTATTAGTGTTAATGCTGGAAACTCTAACGTACTATATGCAAATGTAATTTATGGTAATGCGAGATATGGTATTGGTGCTTCTGGACGAAACCATATTATTAATCAAAATACGGTTTCTAAAAATAATGATCATAAAGTTTCTTATTTTGCAAATACAAACGGTGTAGAAATTGAATGCTCAAATGGTAGTGGATGCGTAGTTAACCAAAATATTGTTATTGGTGGTGACTACGCAACAACTGGTATTAATACTCATGCCGGAGCAACAGTAGATAGAAATGTTGTATTTGGTGCCTTTAGTGCTGTGTCAAATATTGCCACCACAAATACAATTATAAGCAACCCTATTTTAAATAGTAACTATGAAATGTCAGCACTGTCACCAGCAAAATATGCTGGTGTTATGTCTGAGTATACAAAATGTTTTGACGGGCATATGTACAACAATCCACCATCAATAGGGGCTTTTGAATATATTATTCCTCGTGGAGCACGAGCGTAATGGAACTAACAATCTTATCAGCTCTTATTCCTGCGGGACTAGACCTTGTGAAGCAAGCCGGGGGTGCTATTTCACGTAAATGGTTTGGTCTATCTGTAGAAGATGAAATTAAACTCCGAGCAGCGGATGTAGATAGACTCAAAGCTGTTGCAGAATTAGACAATCCTCATGGCACTCCTAGCCAGTGGATTGTTGATATGCGTGCAGCGTTTAGGTATGTATCAGCAGGGGTATCTATTCTTGCTGGTATTTACTTTATGGCTAGTGGACAAGCCGAACTTGGTATGCAATTGGTTTCTGTTCCCTTTGGCTTTATCTTTGGTGAAAGACTATGGATGGGCCTTAAGGGGCCTAATATGAAATAATGGCAGAAGCAGAGATTATCAAGTGGATTGTATTTGGTTTAATGAGTCTAGGAGTTTGGTTTATGAAACGAACAATTGATAAAGTGGAGGGAGATGTTGCCGATGTGAAACGATCTATCCAACAAATTAAACAAGATTATCTACACAAAGAAGACTTCAAAGAGTTTAAGATTGAACTTCGTAGTATGTTTGAAGAAATTAAAACAGATATTCGTTCTCTTCCGAAACACTAATCATGCCCTACCACAAAGGAAAATGGACAATTGTTTGTGACGTTTGTGGTTTTCAATTCTTAAACACAGAAGTCAAGAAAAGGTGGGATGGTTTAATTGTTTGCGATAGCGACTATGAAACTGACCACCCACAAAAGTATTTACGTGTACGATCTGACGGTCATCCTGTAAATCCTATTAGAGAAGAGCCTGAACCCATATTTATTGTTTTCTGTACTGTAGTTACTAATGTTGCATTAGCTGATTATGGTACAGCAGACTGTATGACAGTAGGCAACCACACACTACCTCCAGGATATTAATAATGGCAACTAGCGGATCAACAGTATGGGAACTCACACGAGATAACATTATCTCCGCTGCGCTGCGGAAGATTGGTGTTCTTGGTAAAGGTGAGACTCCGGATAGCACAGACCTTGAGAGTGGACAGATGGCTCTTAATGGTATTATCTCTCGGTATAATACATTAGGTATGCCTTTATGGAAACGTACAGAGAAGACCATTTCTATTGTTACTTCTACTACTACGTATTCTATGACAGGTACTCTTAAGCTCAATGAGGTGTATCTTCGTAATACAACAGGTACTACACAATATAAACTAGAACGTAAGTCTCTGTATGATTTGCGTAATATGCCGTATGGCACTACAGGGGTTCCTGTTTGCTGGTGCTTTACTCCCAATCGTACAGAAGGTGGCACCTTAGTTATTTGGCCTGAACCTACGTCTAGCGAAGCAACTAACTATTCGTTACGTGCTGTTGTGCAAGACGAACTAGATACATTTACCTCTGCCACGGAGACACCGGACTTTCCTGCTTATTGGACAGACGCTCTTGTCTATGAGCTTGCTTCTAACTTAGCACCAGAATATGGTGTTCCGTTAAATGACAGAACTATGCTTCAGAAACAAGCTATGCAGTTTCTTGGGCAAGCACAGAGCTATGGTGATGAAGATGGCTCTATTACGTTTACCCCTGAAAGGCGTTGGTAATGGCTTTTTCTAAAACACCAGAACAGAGTACCTATCGCACTGTACCAATTAAGTTTGATGCAATGCCTATGTACCGTTCTGGTGATTTGACTATTCAACGGGACAGTAACATTGTTAATATGTTCTATGACCGTATTAGCCAAGAAAACAAGACACGAGAGGTGTTCCTTAAGAAACGCCCTGGACTGCAGGCAACAGCATATAGCTTGTCTAAAGTAGACACTGACGACAATCTTCGTGGCTTCTATTATGACATTGCTAGTAATCAGATGTACTGGGCTGTTAACGATAAGGTGTATAGCGTCTCTCCAGATGATGCTGCAACTATTCGTACGGTGTGTACATTAACCACTAGTACAGGTGATGTAGGCTTCTGCGAGTTTCTTCGTGTTTCTGATAGTAAACGTCTTGTCCTCATTGTAGATCGTATTGACTTATGGGTTGATGATTTTGTTGCTGTATCATGTGTTAAGGTTACAGCACCAGATATGCCAACACCACATGTCCCTACGGTGGTTCAGCTTGACGGCTATGTTTTCCTGGCTGCTGAAGATACAGGTGATCTGTACAATAGTAACAACGATGATCCTACTCTCTGGACAGCAGGTGATTTTATTACCTGTGAAATGTCTGGTGACTACATCATTGAGCTTGCTCAAATGCGCAACTACATTGTTGCCTTTGGTACAAACTCTATTGAAATGTTTTGGGATGCTGCCAACGAGTCTGGTACTCCTTTGCGGCGCCATGATGCTGGATATAAAACGATTGGGTTTATCACAGGGCTATGTCAGATTGGGGACATTCTTTATTTTGTGGGACAAGATAAGAATAAGCTTCTGGGTGTGTATTCTCTTGATGGATTTAAGCTAACACGTATTTCCGATGAAATTGTAGATAGGTCTTTACAGCCCACTACAGCAACTGATAACGTTAAGGCTCCTGTTCGTACAGAACGGGCCGGCCACTGTATTTCTACAGACGGACACTCTTTCTTTGTTCTTGTAGCTACAGCTACTACCTGGGCCTATGACCTAGAAGAGAAACTATGGTATGAGTGGAAGAACAGCTCTGGAACAGGTTTAAAGATTGAAGCTTCTTGGCCTATGATTAATGGGGCACAATATGTGGCTATTAATAACCAAGCGTTTATTTCGTTAATGTCTCCTGCTATTTACCAAGACTTTACTTCTAACTTTACATGTACATACACTACTGAACGAGTTGATGCTGGTTCTGTTAATCAAAAGGTGTGCAATAAACTGTCTGTTCTTGCAGATATCCATCGCACTACAGGTACATCTAATATGACTATTTCCTGGAGTGATAATGACTGGTCTACTACAAAAGCATCTAGGCAGGTTAATCTGTTTACTGTAATTCCTCGTATCTTTCAGCTAGGTCAATTTCGCACACGTAGTTTTAGAATTACGTATGCGGCAAACTATCCTCTGCGTATGCGTGGACTTGAACTTGAACTTAATATCGGAGCTAACTAATGGCTACTACTAATTTCGTACCGGGCACTGTTGTAGCCTCGACATGGCTCAACGATGTTGATGCTGCTATTTATCAAACTTCGTCTGAAATTGTTTCTGCCATTGACCGTACTTTGGCAGACAAAAATAGCGACTATGTTTCTATTCTAGATTATGGTGCTGTTGGTGATGGTACCACAGATGACCTTGCAGCTATTCAGCTTGCCCTTGATAGCAATGCCGGTCTAAGGGCCGTATACGCCCCTACAGCACCCGTTCACTACAGTCTTAGTGGTACCCTACGTATCCCGTCTTATACGACGTTCTACGGCGATGGTGCAGCTACTATTATTAAGATGGCGGACAACGTGGTCCGGGACAAATCTCTAGTGGTTACTGGTTTCTTGGATGACCACCGCTCCTACATTAAAATTGCTAACATGACGTTGGACTATAACGAAACTCGTCATGCTAATGCTAATGGTACAGGGATGGGTAGCGGTGCTGGGAATGTCCTTGGTTCTGGCGATGCTGTCGATCAGTCATGCTTAGTTATCTGCAACAGCTCTTATGTCTATATTGACAATGTGCGTGCATTGGACGGTTACAAACATTGTATTGATGTGTGTGCTCCCAGCTATGTAGATACTGATCCCGGTGTTGCAGTGAATGTGTATGATCCTGAGCCATCGTTTAATGTGTTCATTAACAACTGCTACGCCGTTGGTGCAGGTGATGACAACGTTACTACTCACCATAGCTATAATATTTGGATTAACAACACGCTGTCTCGCAATCCTAGCGGTGTTCGTACCAACGACAATACAAACTGCTTTGAAATTGATGACGGCTCACGTTACATCTTTATTAACAACTGTATTGCTCGCGGTGGTGTTTGCGGTCTGCAGATTAAAGGTCATGCCAAGGCGCCTGCCCCATATCACGTACACGTCAATAACTTCCGTGGTATTAACAATATTATTGGTCTTGAAATGCGCCATACTGACTGGTATGGGGTTGTTACAGATGATGATGGTGCCACAATTCCTGTATACAATGAAGACGGAGAACTTGTTGGTGACTATGGTGTGAGTCCTTCAGCACGCAACGTTACGTTAAACAACATCCATATCACTGCTCCTCGTAACACTGTGGAAGCATATAGCAGCGCATATTCTGATCCTAATACTGTTCCTGAAATAGACGAGCCTCCTGTTAAGCCTAGTGGAATTACCCTTAAGGCTTTGTATGGCATTCGTATTTCTTCATATGAAAATGTTAGCTTAAACAACATCATTGTTACAGACGGTGTTACAGACTATGCAGAAGACTACCAACCATATATTGATATGGATGGGGTACCTATTCGTGCCTATCGCGGCGCTCGCAACATTCAATGGAACAATTTAACTGTCTTTGGTTTCCCTACAGGTACATTTGGATTTGGTACTATTGACGCAGGGCACCCAGGCCCTAATCCTGGTGATCCTTGGGTTGCCGGCACAGATACATGGGATGATCCTTTGCCAGATGGGCAGCAAGCTGCTGTGCTTATGTCCGGTAGTTTTGCAGGTGGAACTACATTTAACAACCTGTCTATTATTGATGGACCTAAAGTAGGTCTTCGTGCTACGGCTGGTGTTCCTAATGTGTTTGTGGACAACTACAATATTACATCTGACAATGCTGATGTTAGTGGTTCTTACGGTATTTACTTTACTGGGGCTACTACTAACAAGCGTGTTGGTCAAGGTTATGTTTCTGGTTTCCGCAACCTAGTCTATAACGAAGCAGGCAACATTTCTGTTCGTAAAGCAATGACAGCAGCGGGGGTTTCACAAGAAGGTATTGGTCTTGTTTGGGAAGAAGGTGCTAGTAATGCTACAGTAGCTGGAGAAGGTGTTTCTCTTGACTTTAAAGTTAAACTTGTTGGAGACACACAAGACTACTCTGTTGCTAAAATTGCACATAAGAAACTAAACAATAACGATCTGCAACGTACCAGTGATTTAATGGTACAAACATCTACAGATGGTGCTGCTACACCCACAGACACTTTCCGCTTTGGTGCTGACCATAGCGTACAAAGTTATGGTGCACAGTATGTGAAAGTGTTATCTGTTGTAACGTCTGCTGGTACTACTGTTATTTCGGATAGTGACTTTACAATTGTAACTACTGGTACTACAACACACACTCTGACATTACCAGCTTGTGCCACAGGACGTATGCTTTACTTCAAGAATGTAAGCACAGGTACTGTAACAATTAATAGAGCTGGCGCTGACACAATTGATGCTGGTCTGACTACTACTACTATTATTGCAGGTGCAGGCCGTATTATGGTTGGTAATGGTACAAACTGGTGTCAAGTGGCTAACGCGTAATGTCTCAGATTATTCCACCAACCCCGGTTGACCAACCACAAACTTCGTTTGAGTGGGTTGACTGGTATGAAAAACTCAGGAAGGTTATTAACACAACTGAGTTTTTTCACAATGGATTACAGGGCTTACAGGGTGGTAGTTCTGCTGAACGCTATCATCTAACGTTGGCACAATATAACAGTGTATTGGCAATTCCAGAAACATTAGATGATTTAACTGATGTTACTATTACTGCACCAGCTACAGGTGCTGTACTTACATATAGTGGTACTGAGTGGATTGACAGCACAGCAGTTAGTGTAGATTCTGTTACAGCAACAGGAAACATTACTATTACTGGTACTGGTATTCTTGGTAATTTAATTGGGGCTGGTGGTACTATTACACAGGCTACTGATAAATCAACTGATGTAACATTAAATAAGCGCTCTGGCTCTATTGTTATGCAGAACACAGCAATGGCTGCTGGAGCTACAATATCATTTATTGTAAACAATACAACAATTATTGCTAGAGACTGTGTGCTTGTAAACATTGTTTCAAATGCAACAGCAGGAGCATATGATATTGACTGCGATGCTGTTGCGGCCAATGCTTTTCGCATTGCTATTACAAATAAGTCTAGTGGCTCTTTAAGTGAAGCCCTTGTGTTAAATTTTATTGCCATTCGGGCACAAGACAGCTAATAAGGAAACTATGGCGAATCTAACAAATCCTACAAGCTTTGAGAATGTAGACAACCTAGCCTACTCTCTGCGGTCGCAAGACCCTACAGTAGATTGGGACATTGGTGGTATTGATAGGGCTTCTGAGCTTGGTTCCCTTATGGGAAAACAAGGTATCACAAGTCTTGCTGATATTATGTCCAACAATGTTGACTACCAACAGTTTATTCCTGGTGGTGATGTGTCTGGGGATGGCCTAAATCCGCAGCCTGATCGCTATGAAAATATGACAGGTAAGCAGTGGACTACTGGTAACAACGGTAAGCAGTATGGTTTCCTTGGTGACTATAACAACGATGGTTCTTTTGGTACTAACTCTAGTCCATACATCCAAGGAGATAGCCTTGTAGGTTGGTCAGCCCGTGGTGATGGTAACGTTGGCTATCACATGAACAATGGGATGTTTAATCCTGCTTTAGGTTCTAGTAAAGAATACCATCCAGGTCTTGCTACCGGTCTTGGACTTGGTATGATGTTTGTTCCTGGTATGCAGGGCTTTGGAGCCGCTTTAGGGCAGAGTTTAGGGCTTTCAGGTACCCTAGCTAGTGTAGCAGGTAATAGCCTCATTGGCGGGGGTTTAAGTGCCCTTGGTGGTGGTGATTTTAAAGATGGTGCTTTAAGTGGTGCTTTAAATCCATTGTTAGGGGATTTAGGTGTTGGGAGTGCACTAGGTATCACTGATCCTTACCTTCTTAAAGGTATTAATGGTGCTATCTCTGGTGGTGTAGGTTCTGCGCTACAAGGTGGTGACGTAGGACAGGGTGCTCTAACGGGTGGCCTTGCAGGTGGTTTAAATTCAATCGGTAGTGCTCCTACTGAAATGGGAGGTGGTGATATGTATGATTTGCCAGGCACTATGAGTAACACAGACTCTTATGGTGAAAACAGCGCAACGATGGGTGGCGTTGCCCCAACAGATGCTGGTAACTATTACAACAGCACGGGTCAACCGCAAGCTAGTCAAATGCCTGCTGGGCGTTCTTTTGGACAGGGTATATCTGAGATGTTTAACCAGGGTATCCCTAACTTTTCTGGTGGGCGTGTGCCTATTGGTGATGCATTAGGTGGACTGCTTGGCCTGTATGAGCGTTATGATGCTCGTCGTAATAACAAGAACCTGATGCGTAGCCTACAGGATATGTATAGTCCTAATAGTGCTTATGCTCAAAACCTTAAGAGCACTATGACTCGTCGTGATGCTGCTTCTGGTCGTCGTAGCCAATATGGTGCCCGTGAGACAGATTTCATGGCTAAGATGGCTGATGCTAACATGCGTATGGCTCCTACATTAATGCAGCTACAAGCTAATAACAAGAACCTTGGTTTTGGTATGGCCAATAGTGCGTTAAGCTTGGGTAGCCTGTTTGGTGGCCCCGGATTTAAAGGCCCAGCTACGCCACCTCCGCTGAACGGGATGACTGGTCCAATGCAGGCACCTAGTATGCAGCAACCTACTGCTATGGCTCCACAGGCCGGACAATTTGGTGCCAACTATACAGACTGGCTTAAAACTATTGGGAATAACGGTGGTATCTAATGGAAGAGTTTAACAGCCTCGGAAAACTAATGGAGCTTCCTCCTGAGCAGTTTATGCAAGGGATGCGGGCTATGGAAGGCATTCGACAAGCAGATCAGCAGAAGCTTATGCAGGGTCAACTTGTTAACCAACAGCAAACACTTGCTAATCAGTTTGCTCAACAGAACAATCCTATTAAACAACAACAAGCTGAGTTTAACCTTAGCCGTGACCAACAGACTCTTCCTGGTGTTTTAGCGCAGAGTCGTGGCCTTG